GTCTTTGTTTTCACCGTCACGGAGTACCGGATATTTGTTCTACCAAATTTTTTCTCTCCTACAGCTTGCGCCGGGGGGAGGGGGGATATAGATACACTGGTGTCTGATGAAGAAATGGAGCGGGAGCCCCCATGGCGCTTACGATGGACGACTTGAACGGCAGCTGGGTCGATACGGTTGAGCGATTCATCAAGGGGAACGACTGGCTTGACGACTCGCACCTTCCGCAGCTGAAAGCGCTATACGCCATCGCTAAGCTGATCGACGGCGGGGCGAAGATCACACCGGCGCTGGTGTCGCAATTCACCCTGACGCAACGGACACTGGCCGGTAAGACTCCGGACGCTCCCACGGCCGGGGATACGAGCATGCCGCCCTCGCTGCTCGATGGGCTCCTAGATTGACCGCCCCGAAGTGGGAGATCGCGCCGGACTTCGACCCTGAATCGTTCCTGCTGCCCGCCGTCTACACCGGCGCTCTCAGCGACAACTTCATCAGCGATGGGCCGCGACTCCGCAAGTTCGTTGAACTCGCGTGGAAGACCCCGGAGAACCCCAACGGGCTCGTGCTCGATGTCTGGCAATGCTGGCTGATAGACCGAGTACTTGAGCGATACCCCCTCGACCATCCTGACGTATCGAAGCGGGGGCGGCTCCGGTATCGGCAAGTCGTGATCTCGATGCCCCGGCAGAACGGCAAGAGCGTCATCGGGGCTATCCTCGCGCTGTATGGGATTCTGATGCACGAAGAGGGCCCCGCCGTCGTGTCGGTGGCTTCAACGGCCGACCAAGCTCGAATCGTCTACAACCGCGTCTTATTCGTCATTCAGTCGAACGCTGAGCTTTCGCGCCGGTTCTCGAAGATGACCGAGACACGCGGCATCACCACGAAAGACGGTTCGGGAACGTATCAAGCGAAAGCATCGAAGGGCGACGCGCTACAGGGCATCCCCGTCAGTCTCGCGATACCCGATGAGCTACACATCACCAAACCGGCTATTTGGCAGTCACTCGTCAACGGTATTCTGACCCGTAAAGACGGCCTCATAGCTGGCATCACCACGGCGGGCGATGAGGGCTCGACGCTCTTGAAGCACCTTTACGTGCTCGGGAACAAAGCCGCCCAGGGCGACGCTCAGCTTGAACGGTTCGGCTTCTTCTGCTGGCAAGCTCCGGAGGCCATCGTGCCGGAGGATGACGAAGCGCTCGAAGAATGGCTGATGGAGTCCAACCCCTCGCTATTCGAGGGCCGAATCGACATCGGCACTGTCATCAGCGATGTCCGGGCAACCCCTGACCAAGATGTCATCCGGTATCGCGGTAATCTCTTCGTCGCGTCTCAAGCCTCATTCATGCCGCTCGAACGATGGAATAAGGGTGATCGAGGGGCACCGATGCCGCAGACTGGCCGGGTCGCTTTCACCTTTGACCGTACCCCCGATTGGGGCTTTGCCACGATCACCGCCGCCGTCAAGATCGGATCGAAAACACATACTGAAGTTGTCGCGTCACTAGTCCGGCCGTCCATCGAACAGCTAGCTAATCTGGCCGTTGAACTCTCGACGTGGAATCCCTCCGTGTACGTCATGGACGGCTACAGCTTGCGAGATCTCGGCAAAGAGCTACAGCTGAGAGGGCTGCCCGTTCACATCGCTACTCAGTCGGATATGATGACGGCCTCAAGCTTGCTGTATGCGAAGCTGATTCAGGGGCTCTTGCTCCATTCCAACGATGAAGTGCTCTCTCGGCAGATCCCGCGAACGATTCGTAAGAATGTCGGAGAGGGCTTCAGAATCAGCCGGAAAGACTCAAGCGTAGAGATAGACGCGGTAATCTCAACGGCTCTCGGAGTGTTCGCCGCCGAAACAGTCCGCGAAGTTGCCCTTCAAGTCTTCTAATTACTGGTAGGTTCGTTCTCATGGGATTCTGGCGAAGTGTATGGGACGGGTTAGAGGTCCGCGAACTTGAGGTTCGCGAAGAGGCACCGGCCGGTGCCGGACCCGCGATGATCGCGCCGCCGCCCCGCAACGTCACATCTCGCGACGCTTTCGGAATCAGCATGGTCTACCGTGCCATCAGCATTCATGCCATCAGCGCGAAGCAAATGAGCATTCAGACGTGGCGCGAAGACTTGACGACTCCGGCCGCGTCCGATGAACGGCTTGTGCCGTCCAGCTTCATCCGTCGCCCTGACGTCAATATGCCCCGTTCAGCGTTCATCGAAATGACGGTTGTCTCCCTCGCATCGAGCGGCAATGCGTACTGGCGCAAGTACTTTGACGCTCAGGGCCGGATAGCAAGCGTCGAAGTACTGAACCCCTCCGATGTCCTGGTGTCGAAGGATTCGCGCGGCCGACTGAGCTATCAAACCCGCGAACGTGAAAACCCGTTCGGTGCCGATGAGATCCAACACTTGAAACTTCTTCGTGTCCCCGGTTCGCTCTACGGGCTCGGCCCGATTCAAGCCGCCCGCGTCGAGATCGAGGGCACTCTTGATCTCCGCGACTACTCCGCAAACTGGTTCAAAGAGGGAACCGTGCCGACTGGTGTTCTCACATCTGACGGTGTGCTCTCCCCCGATATGGCGAAGCAAGCCAAAAAGGCATTCAAGGATTCTCAGGGTGGCAAGCGAGATGTCGCCGTGCTCGGGCAGGGGCTCCACTATGAAGCGATGTTCCTGAACCCGAAAGATGCGCAATTCTTGGAGTCTATGCAGTTCAGCACTACCCAGATTGCTCGCCTGTTCGGCACCCCGTCATCCCTGATGCTCGCCGCCGTCGAGGGTAGCTCTCAGACGTATCAAAACGTTGAACAGGACTGGCTCGGATTCGTCCGGTTCTCGTCCATGCAATACCTCATCGAGATCGAGGATGCCCTTTCTCAGCTGCTCCCACGCGGGCAGTATGCGAAGTTCAACGTCGAGGCGCTGCTACGCACCGACACCACTACCCGTTATGCTGCATACGCGAAAGCAATTGAAGCAAAGTGGATGTTCCCCGATGAGGTCCGCCGCATCGAGAACCTGCCCGCTCGAACCGAACCGAAAGAGGATGACACGAATGTCTGAGCTTGACGACACCATGAAGGGTGTTCAGCGGCGCGAAGTCTTGATTCGTGCCGTCGATACCGAAAAACGCGAGATCGAGGGCATCGCCGTCCCATGGGGACAGACTGCCGATATTGGTTGGTTCACTGAATCAGTCGAGCGGGGTGCCGTAGTCGAATCCGATGACGCGCAACTCTGGTGGAGGCACAAAGACCCCATTGGCGCGATGTCGTACCACGAAGATCAAGATGGCGGCTGGTTCGTCCGTATGAAGGTCAGCAAGACCTCACTCGGAGAGGATGCCCTGACGCTCGCCCGCGATGGAGTCGTTACTAACTTCTCCATCGGATTCGAGCCCATCGAGTACACCATCCGCGAAGATGGCGACAAGACGCACATCACCCAAACTAAGATCCGCGTTCGCGAGATCTCACTAGTCCCCCTTCCTGCCTATGAGGGTGCGAAGGTTTCAAATGTCCGAGAGGGCAACTCTACGAAGGGAACGGCCTTGCCTGTTCAGGAAATCACCACACCATCGATGCAGGACTTCACCGAACTCCGCGCGGGGGTCGAAGAGGTCGAGCGCCGGATGGCAACATTCCAGAGCGCCCCGGAGAAGCCGTCGCTCGACACGCGCTCCGCCGCTGAAGTGCTCCGGGCCATCGCCATCGACAAGGATGAAACGACCATTCGCGAGTATGACGATCTGCTCTCTCGCGCGTTCACCGGAGGCACCGTCGCGGATGCCGTTGACAAGCCGGGCTGGGTCGGTGACCTTACGCGCATCATCAATTCCGCCGCACCCCTGGTGGACTTCTTCAGCCGGGGCACGCTGCCCTCGACCGGTATGAGCATCGAGTATGCCCAGCTGCTCGCGAATACCGTTGACTACGCAGAGCAGGCCGCCGAAGGTGACGATCTGGTCTTTGGCAAAGTGTCCATCGAAACGAAGACCGCCCCCGTCAAAACCTATGGTGGCTGGTCCGAACTCAGCCGACAGGCCATCGAGCGAAGCTCCATCAACGTGCTTCAGACAACTCTCGACGCTCAGGCCGTCGCCGCTGGCAAGATGATGAACGCGGCCTTCCGGCTCCTGTTCGACGCGCAGCACACCGCGCAGACAACGGCGCTCAACACTGTCACCATTCCCTCCGCGTTCACCTTTCAGGACTGGATCAACGGAATCGTCGACGCGGCCATCAAGTTCGACGCGCTCGGGCTGCCCATCGAGGGGCTGCTCGCTAACCCCGTACTGTTCAAGGCTCTCGGCAACCTCGAAGCCGCTGACGGTCGCCCGGTGCTGCTCGTCGCCGGTGCCGGTGCTCCGGGTGCGAACACTGTGGGAACGATCAACCCCTCCGCGCTGACGGGCTCGCTCGCGGGCATCACCGTTCAGATGGACGCAGGATGGACGGGCGCATCAGCGGCCGGAGCATTCGCGAACTCGCGGGCGCTCCGCTCCTACGTCGCCCCGGTCACGCGGCTTCAGGATGAGAACATCATCAATCTCTCGAAGCAGTACAGCGTTTACAACTACGCGGCATTCGCCCCGGAGATCCCCGCCGCGCTCGTCCCCATCGCGTTCTCGGTCTAACCATGGCAACCCCCGAAGAGGCTGAATCGCTCCGGCTGTATGTCGGCGCTTCAGCCGGAGAGGTCATATTCATCGGGCAGTGCTGGGACACTGCCGATGCACTGGTAACACAGTTCATCGGCAGTGTCCTAGGCGTGCCGGTCGGCGCGATAGAGCGTGCAAAGCTCGAAGCCGGGTCTGAGTTGTTCCATCGTAGGCAAGCGCCTAACGGAATCGCTCAGTTCGCCGCTCAAGACGGCGCACCGGTTCGGGTAGCTCGTGATCCCATGGTCGGCGCGTATCCCATCCTGAAGCCGTTTCTAGGCGCTGGGATTGGCTGATGGGTACATTCATCAGCGACACTCGCTCCGACCTCGCTGAGCGCCTAACAGCCGCCCATGAAGAGGGGCTGACCGTCTATGACTACATGCCCGAAAGAATGAACGTGCCGTGCGCAATCATCTTGCATGGCTCCCCGCTACTCGAAGACGGCGCGGTCTTTGGCACTGTAAATCTCAGGTTTACAGTCGTACTTGTCCCCGGTGTCGGCAGTAACGATGTCAACACCGCCGAACTAACGGCGCTCATCGAGACTTCCGTGATCGCGCTACACGCTGGCGACTTTGGAACGGAGATCGTATCTCAGCCGTATATGCTCTCAGCTAACGGCGGCACATATCTCGCGGCTGACGCAACTGTAGTGACCGTAACCAACATCAACTGAAAGAGAAAACACATCATGGCTGGTCCCACTCGACTCAAGGGCAATACCCTCCAACTGCTCATCGGAACCGTCGAACTCAACCTTCAGGCTTCATCCGTCGTCATGGACAACGAAGAGGCCAACGGCGATGTCACCACGTTCGCGGATGCCGCAGCCGGGGGCGCTCGTCAGCACTTCTTCCAGATCACCGCCGTTCAGTCGCTCGCGGCTGAATCGTACTGGCGCTACTTGTGGGAGAACACCGGCGAAGAGGGAACCTTCAGCTTTGCCCCCGCTGGCAATGCCGTCGCCTCCGCTTCCGAACCCATCTTCACCGGTACGCTCAAGGTCGGCCCGAAGCCGTCCATCGGCGGCGCGGCCGGAGCAACGACGACACACACATTCGATTACCGAATGGACATCAACGATGAACCGGTTATGGACGTAGGCATCTAACCCATGGCTGACGACTTCGAGGTTGCGAACGGCCCTGTTCGCTTGCGCGTAGATGGCTTGCGCAAGGTCGGCCGCAACCTCGCGAAGTCGGGCGCTGACGCATCAGATATGAAGGATCTGATGCACTCACTCGGCATGCTCATCGTTCGCGCCGCGCATGTACCCGAAGTATCTGGTCGGCTCGCTTCATCCCTCCGGGCCGGACGCGGCAAGACAAAAGCCGTTGTCCGGGCCGGAGGGGCACGCGCGCCATATGCCGGAGTGAATCACTACGGAGATCCGGCGCGCGGCATTGCTCCGAACCCTTATCTTGTAAATGCTGTACGGTCAGAACGTGCCGACATCTTGCAATCCCTCGATGTCGGCATCGAGGAAATCCTCAGAAAAAACGACCTTCTCTAGGTCTGAACGAAAGCGAGAAACACCATGGCACAGTTCGACGCAAGCTCACTGACACTCGGAGAAATCGCGAAGGTCGAAGACATCAGCGGTCAGTCAATCGGCAGCATCAGCGATGACTCCGCCCCGAAGGGTCATGCACTCTCGGCCCTGGTCTACGTCCTGAAGCGCCGCGAAGATCCCGCGTTCACTCTGGCCTCCGCTGAGCGGTTCACCCTCGAAGAGGCCACGGAGCTTCTGAGCCCCTCCGAACCGGCTGACGGCGAAGACCCGGATGCCGAAAAAAAAGACGCGAGCATTGGGCTGGAGAGCTAGCCGAATTTGTCGTTTATCTCGGCATGACCCCGCCTGACTTCTGGCAACTGACGTTTCTTGAATACGAGACAATCAAGAAAACTTATGCAGACAAGCGGAACAACGAAAGCCGCACCCCCTGAACCGCAATGGCCCCGATTCTCGCTAGGGGCCATTGCTCTACCCGAAAGGTCGAACCGACATCATGGCTGGCCCAACTGTCGTCGTATCCGTATTAGCTGACTCCAAACCGTTCAAGAAATCGATGGAGGCTATCGGAGACTCAACATCGAAGATGGGCAAAGTTGTCAAGGGTGTCGGTGTCGCCGTTGGCGCTGCCATGGTCGCCATCGTGGCAGCCGTTGGCACCCTCGCCGTCAAAGCCGTTGGCGATGCCTCCAAGCTCGAACAATCGATGGGAGGTGTCGTCGCCGTCTTCAAAGATGTCGCGGGGGAGGTCAACGGATTCGCGAAGGATGCCGCCGCGAATGTCGGCTTGAGCAAAAACTCATACAACGAACTTGCCACCATCATCGGAACTACCCTGAAGAATTCAGGCACACCCCTCGAAGAGCTAGCGGGCAAGACTGACACACTGGTCGGCCGTGCTGCTGACCTCGCCGCCACCTTTGGCGGGCCGGTCACTGAAGCATCGAACGCGATGGCATCCGCGCTACGCGGCGAATTCGAGCCCCTGCGCCGGTTCGGTGTCTCGCTGAACGTTGCCGACATCAACGCGCGGGCGCTGGCCGATAGCGGCAAGACATCGGCCGACATGCTGACCAAGCAAGAAAAGGCGCTGGCCGCTCAAGCTCTGATCTTCGAGCAGTCCGCCGATGCGGCCGGAGCTTTCGCGCGGGAATCCGACACCCTCGCCGGAAAGCAAGAGCGGCTGAAAGCAACGCTGGAGAACATCAGTGCGACGGTCGGCACGGCCCTCCTGCCCGCGTTCACCGCCGCCACTGGGCTTGCGCTGGCTTGGGTAACTACCCTGTCGAACTCGGCCGGTTTTCAGTCGTTCCTCGACGGTCTAAGCTCCATGGTCACCGGGCTCTTGACGGGCTCTGTCGGGCTCGGGCAATTCGGTGACATCATCGCTGTCGTTCTCGCCGTCTTCAGCCCGTTCGGTCTTGTCATAAAGGCTCTGATCCCCGTTCTCCCACTGCTGACGGAATCGCTCGCGCTGCTGGCCTCCACCATCGGCGGCGCGCTCGTATCGATCCTGCCTACCCTGACGGGGCTTCTCGAACTCGTCGTTCAAACACTGTCCGGCGCTCTCGCCGCCGTGCTGCCCGTCATTATCGGGCTCATCGTCCAGTTGGCCGACATCTTCGTCATGCTGCTGCCTATCCTTCTGCCCGTCATCGATCTTCTCGGCGGGGTGCTCGCTGACGCTCTGCTCCAGCTGACACCGGTAATCGCGATACTCGCGACTACCCTGGGCGGGGTGCTCGGCTCCATCCTGACGGCGCTGGCGCCGGTGCTCGTCGTACTCGCTACGCTGCTGCTCCAAGTCGTTACGGCCGTACTGCCGCTCATCAACGTCGTTCTCATGCTCGTCATGGCAGTCGTTCCCATCCTGCCGCTCTTTGCTCAGCTGGTCGGCGCGCTCTTGCCCCCCCTTATCTCGCTGCTACTCGCGCTACTCCGCCCCATCCTTGCGCTGATCTCGCCCTTGCTGAATATGCTTATCCCCGTCATTCAGTTTCTCGCGGCCGTGCTAGGCATCATCATCGGTGTCGTCGTCAAAGTCATCGGCGCTTTCGTCAGCCTCATCAGTGGCAGCCGCGAAGCTGACCGGGGCATTCGGAGTGTCTGGTCTGGCATAATGAGCTTCTTTGCGGGTATCCCCGGGCAGATCGCCGGAGCTTTCGGTAACGCTGTCGGCTTTCTCTATAACGCGGGCCGAAACATCGTTCAAGGGCTGATGAACGGCGTTCGCTCGCTCGCTGGCACCATCGGAAGCTTCTTCCTGAATCTGCTGCCCGGCTGGATCGTAAAGCCGTTCAAGCTCGCCATGGGCATCGCTTCACCGTCCCGCCTGTTCAAGATGTTCGGTGCATTCCTGCCGCAAGGGCTCATCGTTGGTGTCAAGTCTGAATTCGGCCGGGTCAAACAAACGATGGGCGAACTATCCTCGCTCGTCGCCGGTAGCTTCTCGCCGCTCTCCGGGGCTGGTGTCGGCTTGTCAACGGCTTATGCTGGGACGGCGGGCGCAAGTGCCCGTTCGCTCCGTGTGGACGTTAGCGGGGGACTGGGCACCGGTGCCGAAATCGGCCGGGCCGTAGTCGAAGCCATCGATGAGTATGAACGACTGAACGGGAAGCGATGATTCAAGAATCCGCGACGATTGATCTGCTCAACGTCCAAATCAAAATCCCTACATCAGGTTTCATTCTGGGCCGGGGCAAGCTGAACATCGACACTCTCGGGCCGGGCTCATCGGCGCTTCAGTGGGTTTCATACCTCGCGAAGGGAACTCGGCTGAACTCCGTTCGCGGGGGTAAACGCTCCGGGGTGACAAATACCATGGAGGTCGGCACACTGTCAATCGTCTTGCGCGAAACTGGAATAAGTGTCGATGATGGCAACCTCATCCCGAACACCCCTATTCGGTTCATCGCGGCCGGATCAAGCGCCCCATTCTTCACCGGCACGATTAGCGACATCGACTATGCCTATGAGTATGACAAGGGCAATAACGTCATAGTCAAATTCACTACAATCAGCGCCGTCGATGCCGTGCAATCGTTGGCGAACACCGTTCGATATGGGGCACTCTCGCCGTCCGGTAATGAGTCATGGGAAGACCGGATGAACCGGCTGTTCAGTAGTGCCCTGGTCCCCGTTTCAATCCCCGCCGTCGCCGGTCCCGCGACGAAGTACACCTTGCCCCCCTCCCTCGATGGCTGGTCGAACTATGGCGCTACACCGGCCGGAGTCGTTCAGCAAGCGCTCCGTTCGGATACTGTCTTTCTGTTCTACGGCAACCCTACAAAAGCGCTTGTGCGGGAGAACTCGGCCGCAGCTGACCAAGTGCTCTATGACGGCACTGTCGGCATTCAGCGGACCCTGACCGGCCTGACTGTCGGCAAGCTGTACCGGATCGATGCAACGGCCGGATATGCCGGATCTGAAAACCCCCTTGCCCAGCATGTACCGAACCGGTACAAGCTGGGCGTGATCGGTGTCGGCTCCGGAACGGTCGGATTCGGTTTCGCTGAGCGCTCCACCCCGTACCCCCTCGAAACTTATTACTTCGTCGCCACGGCATCGAGCCATCAGATCGCCGTGCTACTGGGGGAGACTGTCATACTCGAGGGGGGCGTCGAGGGTGAATCGCTCTTCGTGTCGAGCCTGAAGGTTCAAGAGATCCAGTCGCTCAGCACATACGTTTTGCAAGATGTCGTCTATGAGTCGAGCCTGTTGAATCACTTTGACCTCGCCTGTATGAGCGCTAACGCTTTCTGGTGGGTTGATCGCTCCGGAGTCACGCAATTCTCAAGCGCCCTCGCCGGGGGTAGCTCAGTGGCAACGTTCACCGATGCGCGTTCGGCCGGGCGGCTCGAATACGTGTCGATGTTCGCGACATTCGACACGCGCTCTACCGTCAACGATCTAGAGCTAACTAACCATGGCGCGATGGATGACCCCGAAAAGCCGGGCAACATCATCGCGAACGACCTAACCGAAAACTTCAAAGATGATACGTCCATAGCTACATGGGGGCCGCGCACGGCATCCGCTGACGTGTCACTCTATGAAGGGGGCAGCCAAGCCGGGGCGGTAGCTCGCCGGGCCGCTGAGCTAACCCTGGGCACGTCGAACCCCGCGCGCACCGTCACTCGCATACGATGGAACGCGCAAGAGAACCCCGCGTTAGTCGCATCGCTTGAGATCTATTCGCTTATCGATGTCATCTTTCAGGGCTCGACTCAACAATCACGAATCGTCAACATCAGGCACGATGTCACCCCGTCCCGCTGGATGATAACCCTAGAATTGATACGGAGATAACCCCCCCATGCCCTTCAAAATCTTTGCAAATAACGCTCTTCTGACGGCGGCTGAAGTCAACGATTATCTGATGAAACAGTCCGTCGTCAGCGTGGCGAACGTGTCCGATATGACGGCCATAAGCTCGCCGCCGAACGGCATGCACGTCTTCGTGACCGGCGCGAACGGTGGCAGTCTCTACGCGCGGATCTCCGCCGCTTGGGTACGCATCGGAGGCAGTGCCATCAACGGTGTCATGCGCCGCACTACGGCAACCCTCCAGATCCCAAACGGTGCCTACGGGAACATCAGCACTAACTCCGGCTGGTCTTCGAGCGCCGCGAACAACGGCGAAATGATCGGCGGCATGACATACAACAACGGATTCGTGATCCCCGCCCCCGGCCTGTATCTGGTCGAATGGCAACTTCTCCTAACCGGCACGAATAACGGCATCATCGGCATCGCTCAGAATGCCTCCGGGGTGCCGGGCGGGCAGCTGCTACATGCCGCCTCAACCGTCCAAAACGCGGGGGCCATCTTTGGGGGCTGCTCCGCTCAGGTTCGGTGCGCAGCTGGCGACGTGCTGACGCTCTGGGGCTACGGGAACGGCGGTGTTCTCACTGTCAACAACATCGCCGGAAGCGCGCCACACTGGGCCGCGCTATGGGTTGCGCCATGATGCGAGATAAGCTCGACCCCATGGACATTCAAAGTAACGAAGATGCTGAGACTGAAGTCTCGGATTATGCGCGGGCGGCTTTCGAGAGGATGGACGTACCCGAACCGGTTACGTTCATGGTTCGTTACATGCCCACCCCGCGTTACCCATCCGGTTCGAC